ATTACAAGCGGAATGAGCATCTATGATACTATGCAATTTATTAAACCTGATGTATCTACTATTGTGATCGGACAAGCTTGTTCAATGGGCAGTTTTCTTGCTCAAGCAGGTGCACCTGGTAAACGATTTGTACTTCCGCATAGTCGAACAATGATTCATCAGCCTAGTGGCGGCGCTAGAGGTATGCAAAGTGATATTGAAATTCAATATCAAGAAATTACCTATATGAAAAAAATGCTTACAGAACTTTATGTAAAGCATAATACAGCAGGTAAAACTTATGATGAGTTTGAGCGTGCAATGGATAGAGATAACTTTATGACTGCACAAGAAGCTGTTGAATTTGGGCTGGCAGATAAAATTGCAGAAACTAGATAAGTCTAAATATACGAAGGAAGAATACAAAAAACTCAAGAGGCAAAGGAAGCAGTCTAAGATTGCTTCTGCAGGATATAATATTGTCTGTGTGAAACATGGATCTAAATATCCTGCACAGTATGTAAACACTCTTTACAATATGTGTAAAAGGCACTGCACATATGATTTTACTTTTGTATGCTTGACTGACGATCCTACAAATCTAAATCCTAATATAACAACTGTTGAACTACCTCCTGGTATTCAAGGTTGGTGGGCAAAGCCCTACATGTTTTCTAATGAGTTAGGGCTTGTTGGACAAATTTTATATATGGACTTAGATGTTGTAGTTGGTGCTAGCATAGATAAATTATTCACGTATAAAGCAGATAACTGGTGTATAATTAGAGATTTTTTACGTTCACAACGCACCGAATGGAAAAAGTATAATAGTAGTGTTATTAGGTTTACAAGTGGAGAACTAAATCAATTATGGTTAGATTTTACAGATAATCAACGAGATATACAAAAAAGATTTAGAGGAGACCAAGATTATATATGGGATTGGGCTATGCGAAATAAAAAAGCAGAGTTTTTTCCTGATCAATGGATACGTAGTTGGAAATGGGAAGTGAGATCGAGTAAAGAGTGGGCAACTCCTATCAAAAGTCCTGGATATAGAACTTTAAAGGTTATTGAAAATGTCGTACCACCAGCAGACTGTTGTATAGCAGTGTTCCACGGTGATCCAAATCCTTCAAACTGTAAAGACCCATGGGTGGTTGACAACTGGCGATAATTGTAGTATATTATATTATAACTTAAACAGCACAGAAGAAGTTGCTCCGATGAAGTACAAAGTTCTCCAGATTCGATTCACCGACGCTGAAGTTGACATGGTTAACGAAGGTGTAATTGTCCGTAAGCACACCCTTAAGTCTTACATGTTCGGTAAGCGAGTAATTCCTAATGCCACTAAGGCTTTGGAACTTGGTTACTACGATCACGTACTGACCGTCGACGGTACTAACCTCGAAGATGTATTCTACAAGGGCAACTTTGCTCATAACCATATAAGAGATATCGAGGTACATGATAGCTTCTCCTCCGTCTCCGTTGGCGATGTTATTGTAGACGAAAACGATTATGCTTTTGTAGTCGATACCTTTGGCTTCCAAATGCTCCCTGAGAAAATTGCAGCATAATTAGAGGTATTAATAATTCAAACCTACGTTACTATAATTTACAAAAAACCGCCCGCTGGCTATTGGCAAAAGTTAGTGGGCGTTTTTTCTACTAAAGAGCTTGCTGATGAAGCTGGCCTAAAAGCTGTTGAGAAAAAAGGTGATAGTTTTTGGTACACAGTAACTAACAGACGCCTTGACAGTTACGAGGATACACTTGTATGAATGATAATATTGAAATTAGGTTCTATGCTTTTGCTGCTGCACAGGTTCAAGAAACAATTAATGCTTTAAAAAATCGTGCTGGTTATTTAGGTTTTCTTGTGAAACATTCAGTAAACATGGACATTGTAGTTGAGGATGTAAGTGTAGACGGCGGCTTAGATACTTTCAAAGTTATCTTTACTTTATCTAAAAGCGATGCTACACTATACAGGTTGAAATATAATATTTTCGATCATAATAAATGGCAAATAATGGCAAGCTATGTTTGACAATAACACACAACGTATTGGTTTCGCATGTAAGTACATGCACTCTGATCAATCGCTTAAAAAGAAAGAGCTTGAAGAAATTCAACGTCCTTTCAATACTAGGTCCACAACTGTTGCCTGGCTCAACAGGCAAACTCGTGAAGTTGCCGAAGAACGCCTTTGGAACATTATGGTCCACAACATCAAATCTTACTACAACCTAATTTGGTATGTGGGCAATCGTGCTCCTGTGTATCGCATGATTCGACTAGGCAGTGATTGTTTACCTGTGTACACTCAAGAAGATTGGCGATACTTTTGGCAAAAGCCTGACGTGATTGCTTATTGCGAGCGTGAGTTTGCTAAAGTGGGCGAACTTGCTCGCGAGCTTGATGTGCGTTTGTCTATGCATCCTGGCCAATTTACTGTACTTGCTAGTGACAATCCTGACATTGTAGATCGTAGCATTGACGAGTTTGAATATCACATCAACATGGCACGTTGGATGGGCTACGGAAAGCAATGGCAAGACTTCAAGTGCAACGTACATATCTCCGGTCGGCAAGGTCCAGACGGTATCAAAGACGCACTTAAACGATTGTCTCCCGAAGCTAGAAACTGTATCACTATCGAGAACGACGAGAACTCGTGGGGTCTTGATGCATCACTTGAACTAGAAAAACATGTTGCGCTAGTACTCGATATTCATCATCACTACATTCGCAGCGACGGCGAATACATTCAAGTCAACGATGACCGTGTAAAACGTGTGTTCGACAGTTGGCGTGGTGTGCGTCCTGCTATTCATTACAGTGTAAGCCGCGAAGAATACATAGACTCTGTTGACACAAATACACTGCCCGATTTGCAACTGCTTATGGAGCAAGGCTACAAAAAGCAAAAGCTTCGTGCACACAGTGACTACTACAAAAATACAGCATGCAATCAGTGGGCTTTGACCTTCTTAGAACATGCAGACATCATGTGCGAGAGCAAAATGAAGAACCTTGCTGTCGAAGGCTTGGTTAATCTTCTGTAGGAGGTTCCCAAGATTGAGCACACGTTTCTAGTATAGCAATTGCAGTTAAAAATGTAGGTGCTTGCCTAGTCGAAGGATTTTCTAACATCCACAGACTTTGGTATTTGTAAGCGTCTAATTCTTTTAAAAGATTGCAAGAATATTTGGTTTTGTTTATGTGTTGCAGATAATGAACTAGTTCGTGTATTACTGTGTCTGCATCCTCTATACTGTTCCAATCAAAATCATCTTGTAAGTATATTACACCACTTCCGGGAGTAGGTTGAAACACAGCCTCTACCTGAGTTACATTATCGTTCTTTTTATCTTCTATATACTTTTCTTCGCCATAAAAGAAAATGTTCATTTGCTCTTGCGACAAATAGACTACTAGTGGAAGGGCTTGGCCGTTGTGAGGTAAATGATAGACTTCTGCAAGCCAGTCTATATGCTTTTGCATTTCTGCTAATTCTACATCTCTATCCCGTGCAAAAGAAGATAACGGTATACAGATAGCAATTAATATTGCTGTTATAAATCTTATCATACTGTATTTACCGCAAATAAATACAATATCAAATAAAAGGATTACCTATGACTAATCAATTATTACGTGCAATGTATAGCAGTAAATCATTAGCACAACCAAAAAATCCCAACAGGGTAATGGGCGGTTTGCGTGCACACGGTATGAATTCATACACAGTAATTGCCGAAGATGGTAGCGAACAAGCAGTGCCGTCTCAGCGCTATGTTGAAACTTTAGAACAAAAAGTTTTAGAACAAACTACAGCTATAAAAGAAATGCAAAAACAAATTGAAAGATTAAATCGCAGTACAAACAATTTAAAGAATCAAATAAATACAGTAACAAGGAATTCTACGTATGACAATTCTGTCTTTAACAAGTAATGCAAAGAAAAAAATTGACGAATTAAGTGCAAATAATAAGTCAGTTAGTTTAAGCATTAAAGGAGGCGGGTGTGCAGGGTTTGAATATAAATGGGATGTAATTAACAACGATCAGATTGAAGTAGGCAGTGAAATAATTGAATCAGATAACGGAAAATTAGTTGTAGATCCAACTAGTATTATGTTTTTAGTTGGCACTGAAATAGATTACGAAACTGAAATTTTTGGTCAAATGTTTAAAATTTCTAACCCTAATGCAACTTCTTCATGCGGTTGTGGTACAAGTGTAGACTTTGATATAGAAGCAATGCAAGAATAATCGGAGACAAGTATGTCAAGACAAGTAATAGATATTGGTATTGAGGGTAACGACGGAACCGGAGATAGCATTAGAGAAAGCTTTCGTAAATCAAATGAAAACTTTCAAGAACTGTATGCAGTATTCGGATTAGGTGGTCAAATTAGCATCACTAACATGAGCGATGTTCCGGATACACTTCAATCTAATAAAATACTTACAACAAATGCAACAGGCACAGAAGTAATTTTTTCTACTATTGCGTCTAACAATGCACTAGACGATAGTAGCACTGATACAATTAATGTTGATGTAACAACTGTACCAGGCAAAATTATTCTTACAACTGCATTTGGCGAAATAGTTGACGATACATCTCCAACATTAGGCGGGCATCTAAATGCAAACAATTTAGCAATTGGTGGTGTTGCAATTTCAGATGCAGCCGCTGACGCACTTAATGCTCTGCCAGGAAATAGCACAAATTATACAGTTGACGACCTTGTTATAACACAAAAGCATGCAGACCAAAGATATGCACCATCTGGCGTTAGCATGTCGTTAGGTGACGAACCTAGTGATGCATCTGGATATACTTTTACAATTACTGCTTACAATTCTAGTAATAATGCTGTTGTTACTGGTCATGGTTTTACATCTCAGCGTAACGGACGGGCGTTTGTTTACACTGTTGAAGAAACACTTCCTTCTGCATCTCCAGCATTAGTAAGTGGCACTACTTATTTTATACGTAGAGTAAATGATAATGAATTATCGTTCCATCCAACAGAATCTGATGCAGTAAATAATACCAACAAAATTGTTATTACCCAAACTGCAATTGCAGCAGGAGATACTCACAAATTAGTAGACTCCAAGTATGACAGTGCTTTAGATGGCTTCTGGTTGTCTGATCAACCTGTTCCTAGAAAAAGTCTAGTTCGCAGACAAGGCGATAAAATGACAGGTGCTTTAGTCCTAAATGATCATCCCGGCGATCTAAGCGGACAAGCACAGAATAACACTGACTTGCAAGCTGCATCTAAATACTATGTTGATAACAGCGGTTCTTCTGCACAAAGCGTCATATTTGTAAGTAAAAGTGGCAATGATGCACAATCTGTAGCACCTGCTGGCAAGGAAGGTTCTAGTCTTTCATATGCATTCAAAACTATTAACGCTGCCGCGGAACATGCATACGAAGTTGTAAATTATGCACAAGAGACATTAGGCCCTTACGTACAAACTGTGACTCATACAAATTTTACAGTGAATGCACTGGTTAAAAGTGGCTTTGCTGTTAACAGTCCGGTCATGCCACATGCAAATACTGCTCTAAAAAACAATAAAGATTATCTAGTAGCAGAGATACAAGGATATGTTGAATTTACATATCCGAACTATGTTTTTGATCAGCATGAATTCAAAGATGACTATGGCACTCTTATAGATAGTATAAGATTTGATTTAAATAAAGGTCTTACATCTAATGCTCTTACAAAGAGGTTTGCACAAAAATTTTACAGTGAAATTACAGACAGAGTAAAAATTAAAAAACACTTAACTGAAAATAGTGCTGCTGTTACCCAATTGTATAATCTAATTAATACAAGTATATTTGAAAATACTGGTTACAATGAAAAACTAATAGATGCCATCACAAAGTCTAGCGGCAGTACTCCTAGTGTAGTAACAACTGCTACAAATCATAACCTATCCGACGGAAACTTGGTTAAGTTTGCGTCAGTGCCAGGCATGTATCAATTAGAAGGCAAGTTTGCCTACATAAAAAGTGTAACTTCTACCACTTTTGAAATTTATACAGATGCAGCACTTACAACTGTATATGACACAAGCAGTTTTAGCGATTACATAGATGACAGTACAAAAGGTAAAATACAATTAAGATATCAGCAGTACTGCGAACAAAACACGTCAGGCACACACGTTAACAATAATGAATTGAGTGCAGCATCAGCTGCTGAGTCTCTTAAAGACCTTGTTATTAACATATGGACTAATGGACCCGAAAGTGGGCAAGACATTGTTTATGGTAACAAATATATACTAAAAGTTGTAAATGACGGTACAGATTTAGATCAGACTAATAGTGCAAATGTTGATGCACTTCCTAGTAAACTCATAAGAGGTAAAAAGAGTGGCGCTTTAGGACAGATTACCAGTTTTACAAATAGAACAAGTCCAGCAGAAACAGAATTTTCCTTGAATATGTTAGCTCCTATTGATTTCTTAGAAGACGAAGAAATAGAAGTAGGTTATCTTACAAGGGCAAAACAAGTAACTATACTGGTAGAAAGTGGTACTTACGAGGAAGATCTTCCTATTAGAATTCCGCAAAATACATCGCTCATTGGTGATGAGTTTAGACGTACACTAGTCAAACCACGTAAGCGTGTCTCCCAAAGTGCACATGCTAGTACTTACTTCTATAGAGACAGTGCCTTCGACGGCATTACTACTGCTACCCAAGGTGCTACACTAAATGACCAGCAAGGTAATGCAAAAGGTAAAATTGGATATCACTATCTTTATCGTCCAGACCGTGTTAAAAATGTTGGACCAACTGTAACAAATGCAGGATCTTACACTACAGCAAAACAAATATTACTAGATAACTCAAAGTATATAGTAGAAGAAACGTTACAATTCCTAAACACAAATCATTCAAGTGTAACTTACGACGAAGTTGCTTACAGAGATGATTTTCATAAATTAGTAGATGCACTAGCACACGACCTAGGAGAAGGCGGCGAAGAAAGAAGTTTAGAAATACAAGGATCTTATCACGAAGTGGGTGATACTGATTATCTTTCTAGACTAGGTGATAGCTCAACAGAAACAGCAGTAGAAGCAGCAATTGACAACATATATACTTTGTGCAATTCACTATTAAGTGCAAGTGCACCTAGCTATACCGACAGTAGTTACACAGCAGGTAGCTCAACAGTAACAGACAAAGTGGTTCCTAATCTAAGTAATGGGTCTGGTGAATCAGGTTCGATAAGTGCTGTGCAAGACTTAATTGACAAGATAAATTTTGTATTCAGTATTGATTATAATCCGCCGTTACGTAACGATCAACTTGACGTGTTTTTTGTAAATGACGCATCAACTGTAGAAAATATCACAATACAAGAGCACGGCGGATTTGGTATTGTATTAGATCCAGTTGGGCAAATATTAACAAAGTCTCCTTACATTGCAAATTCTAGTAGTGTAAGCAAAAGCACAAATACTAAAACTTTTGCCGGTGGTGTATTTGCAGATGCTTATGCAGGAAGCATACCTATTAGAATACGTGGCAACAGTGGAACATTTACCGATGCTACAGGCTCGGTATCATTAGATGCATTCACACTTTGGGTTGAAAGTGAAGACACTGACCTAATTGGTGACAGCTCAGTATTAGGCATACAAGGTTTAAAGGTAAAAGAACCGCAAGTTCCTAGTGTGTTTTACGTAGACGGTGTAAGATATCAAATTAATGCTATCAGTAACTATGATAAAGATTTAGGCAGATGTATTTTATACCTTGATCCTACTACTAACAACTCTACCGGTTATGTAGGTGACGTTAGTTCTTCAGTAGATGTAGAGACATTTATACAAATAGGCGGTAGCAGAAGTATTACAGTTGGCAACTTCCAACAAATAAACGACTTGGGCTACGGTATTGTTGCTGCTAACGGTGCAAAAATTACGGCAGATCACATTGAATCTACATATAACCAAGCTAGTATATATTCAAAAGACGGAAGTGATATTAAACTTACAAACTCAACTTCTAATTTTGGTAAGTTTGGTATTGTGTCAGAGGGCGCCGATCCTAATACTATTCCAGATGCAGTAACTTTACGTGACACTATGGTACAACCTGCCAAAATACACGGAACATTCAGTGCCGGTACAAGTCAAACTACAGTTAAAATATATGATGTAACGGTAGCTCCTAAGGCAGGCGGTATTTTGACCATCACAGGCCTTACAGATGACAGCACCTTCCGAACACTAGATTATAAAATTAACAGTGTGAAAGTTGATACTGCAACAGGTTCACCAGCTGTAATAAGTAGCACAGTTTATGAATTAACCTTTACCGCAGATGACGTTTCGTCTACAAACTTTTTTGGTACACTACAACAAGATCTAGCAGACGATACATTAGTAGAATATAGAGATGGAACGCAGTTTATTTTTGCAGATGTAGCAAGCCCTACAACATTAGATCCAAGACCTAATACAACTTTCACATTTACCGAAAGCCAAGATACTTCTTATAGTACAACTGTGTTTTCAACACAAGACAATTACAGCGGTGACTTACCAAACACGCATGTAAAAGCTACGTTTGATAAACAATTTGAATATATTGACCTCCAGCCCAGCATAGCAAATATTGCAGGCAAGGGCGATGCACAAGGAAATACTACTTTAGCAATTAATTTAATTACAGGTGGGTCGGCTTCATTCCCTAATACTACTCGAGTAGTTGGAATGTTATTTACTTGGGCTGGTAGAACGCACAGAATTACAAATTACGATGCAACCCCAGTTACACATGCTGTGATAACATTTGCTGATACTGATTCTAATGGTGCAGCACTACCAAACATTCATCCTAGCTATGCAGGTGCAGGTTTAGCAGAACCAGTATACACTGGTAATGTACCCGAAAGTATTAAAGCTGGGCTAGAAAAAGGTGTAGATGCAGAAATTACAGAAAAAACTGCTGTAGTTAGGGCAACCAGTACGGCATTTAAGAGTGTAGGCGCTGGGTCGTTTAACGACACAAACTTCCCTAACGATATACTAGGTGATCCAGTTGACAACTCAGATCCTACTCCGTTTACTACTTCTCCTAGTGCAAGTAAAGCTGAAGTATGGCAACGTGGTAAAGGTAGAGTGTTCTGGAACAGCTCGGATCAATTTGGTGTATTTAGAGTTGGGCAATTCTTTAACATAGATCAAGCAACAGGCACAACCACTATATCAGGTGGTATTGGTATTTCTGATGCTGAAAGCTTAGGATTTAGTTTAGGTGCCACTATTAATGAATTCTCTACAGATGATAGTATGAGCGGACAATCTGACAGTGCTGTACCAACTGAGAAAGCTGTACAAAGTTATATTGATAGACGTTTACATGTTAACGAAGCAGGAAGTGCTATTGCTGTATCTGATGAAATAGGACCTGGTTTTATGGCGCTAAACGGCGCACAGGCAATGACTGGTGATTTAGATGCTGGTAATAATAATATAATTAACTTAGATCCGCCGTCAAACTCAACAGATGCAGCAAACAAAGCATATGTTGATGCACAGATAGCAACTAAAGACAGTTTAAGTGAACTTAACGACATTAGTATTTCTACTGCTGCAACAAGTGACTTGCTAGTGTACGGCGGAAGCTCATGGGAAGACGCTGCTGTAAGCGGTGATGTCACACTTACAAGATCTAGTGCTAATACAATAACAAGTGCTATTTCTGCAGGTGTTATTGTAGACGCTGACATAAATGCAAGTGCAGCGATTGCTCAAAGCAAATTAAGTTTAGACGACGCAACTACAAGCACAAAAGGTATAGCAAGTTTTGATACAGATCATTTTACAGTTACTTCGGGTGCTGTAACTGTAAAAGCAAACAGTATTACAAAAGCAGATATCGAACAAATTAGTACAAGCACTGTTTTAGGCAGAACTACTGCTGGCACAGGTAACGTTGAAGAAGTTTCTATTAGCACTATTTTAAGTTCAGGTAATGCAATACTTGACGGAGACTTTACTACAGATAATACTGGCTCTAAAGTGCTTACACAAGTTGCTGCTGGGTCATATGGATTGACAAACCTTTCAGCTACAACTGCAAACAACTCTGTAGTTAAGCGTTCGGCAACAGGTGAAGTAGATGCTACTGCTTATCAAATCGACGGTAATCAAATACTTGACGTGGACGGCACTGATACTGTGCTTAAAACTACAGCAGGCGGTGTATTACTAAGAGGCGAAGGTGCTACTCCTACATTAGAAACAGGTGGCGCAGTTCAAGTAGGCGATATTGCTAACGTAGACAACAGCACATTCCAAGATGCTAGTAGCTATAGTACAAGCACAAGTAAACTAGCGTCTACTTGGATTTACACAAACTTCTTAGAAGCTGCTACAGAAAAAGGTGCTAGCAGCATGGGTATTGGCTTAGGAGCAGGTGGCGGTTTTGCCGAGTCTGCAGCTGATACGATTATCGCAGTAACTAACGGCATTGTGCGTACTGTTACAAATGACTCAGGTCTGACAGTTTCATCTGGTGACTTGACAGTTTCTTCAGGAAACTTGACAATGACTTCCGGGTATGTGCAAACTACCAATCTTACAACAGGCGGAAGTGCAACAGCAGGTACTGTTACAGGCAACTGGACTCTTACTGTAGGATCACGATTCGAAGCAACATATGCAGACATTGCAGAATATTATGAAGCTGATCATACATACGAAGTTGGCACAGTATTAGTGTTCGGTGGCGAAAAAGAAGTCACAGGCTGCACAGAGCACAAGTCAACAAGAGTAGCAGGGGTGGTTTCTAACACAGCAGCATTTACAATGAACCAAGACTGTCCTGGTATTGCAACTTGTATTGCACTTGTAGGACGTGTACCTGTAAAGGTAATAGGAAAAGTTGAAAAAGGTGACATATTAGTTACTAGTGCAGTTCCGGGATATGCTGTTGTTGATAATGATCCTAAAGTGGGAACAATACTTGGTCGTGCAATAGGTATTAAAGATGATGCAGACAAGGGTGTTGTTGAAGCCTTAGTAGGAAAATAACAATAAATATACAAAAGAGAAGTAGAGAATGACAAATAGATATCCACTTATAATAGATACACTAGATTCTAACAAGATAAAAGAATTACCTTCAGGTGATAACTTAAATCTTACAGGCAACGGTGTAGTAGGAGTTACTAACATTACTGCTTCTGGTGGTATTACTTCTGATACACTCACAGCAAATACAATGACACTAGGTGGGCAAACTGTAAAAAGTGTAGCAACATCTGCTAGCTATAATGATCTAGTCAATGCACCATCTGCTGTAAGCGACTTAACAAACGATCTAAACTTTGTTACTACTGGTGCAAATATATCTGTGTTTACAAACAACGCTGGATATTTGACAACTGTGGCTTTTGCTGATCTTACAAGTAAGCCTACTACCCTTGCAGGATACGGAATTACTGATGCACTAACTACAGGTTCTAATAATAGTCTATTAGTTAATGATTCGGGATATTTAAAAGCAAGTGATCTACAAAATGGTGTTATCACTGTTGATGTAAACAATACTGGTGACTTAGTAGGTTCGGTGTTTGCAGACGACAGTACTGTAATGATAGATAGTTTACTTGGTGCTATAAATTTAGATGGAACAATTCGCGGCAACGTTATTCCAGCAAATAATGCAACATATAACATAGGCTCAGCATCAAACAAATTTAGTACTGTAACCGCTAATACTTTTGTCGGAGAATTAAAAGGTAGCGTATTTGCAGATGATTCTACACTACTTGTTGATGCTGTAAATGGAACAATTCCAGGATATGTAAGCATTGCAACTTTAAAAGCAGAAGTAGCCGCAAGTGCAGATTTTGCTGCATTCAAAACACGAATAGCAGCACTTTAACGGAGAGATAAATGGCAGTTCAAACAATTAACATAGGTAACATTGCTAACGATGGCACAGGGGATAATCTAAGGCAAGCGTTCCAAAAAGTTAACACAAACTTTGCAGATTTAGATCAACGTTTTGATTTTAACAATACCATAGAAAATTTAGGCACAGGTGAAGGTGTTTTTTATACAAAAGAAAACAATGTTCAGTACTACAAGAGTTTAAAAGCTGGAAATAATATTAACCTTAGTAGCACCAATGACGAAATAACAATAAGCAGTACAGAAGCTTTTACAATACAAACAGATTCAGACAGTGTAAGCGTATCCGGTACTGGAAAGTTTTTTGGTATCAAGGGCGGCACAAATATTGATACAACAATTACAAGTAACGATGTAAATGTTGCTATTGACCCTAACGGTTTAGTTGCGTTAGACACTTCTCCTACACTAGGTGGAACCCTTAACGCAAATAGTAACAATATTACAAACGTAGGATCAATAACTGCAAATAGCTTTATAGGTAACGTGGTTGGCACAGTAAATGGTGTGACTGTTACAGATGATTCTAATGCATTAGATTTTGGCGGATTTATACAAAATGTAACTACTGTCGGCTCATATATTATTGCCACTACTACAATTGATTATGGCAGTTTCACAAGCCCTGCATCATTAACCAGTGATTTCGGAAGTATCTAATCCTAATAAATACAATAGGAGTAGATGATGCATATTGATCAAATTTGGACCAAAAAGTCTGGCAATACAATTGCTACACTAGAAGAAAATAGCATTGTTGCTGTAGATCTTCCGATATCAGAACCTACCGCAACAATTACTTTGATTAGCGGAAGTTTGCCAAAAGGTACACGTATAGTCGGACACCAAATTATAGGTACACCAGCTGAGGTTGCATATGAAACGAAGTACAGATTTGTTTTACGTGCTAGTTATAATAGCAATTTATATGATCGTACATTTAACATTATTGTAAATGGATCAGATGTACCTCAGTGGACTACTGCTGAAGATCTTTTACCGATTGGTAACAACAAGGCTTATTTTGTATTAGACAATGCTCTTGTTGATTTTCAATTAGAAGCAACAGACGATGATACAAGAGCAGGACAAACCTTAAGATACAGTCTTGCAAGTGGTATATTGCCGCCAGGTCTATCATTAACTGTTGATGGAAAAATACAAGGTATAGTTGATCCTATACTCGCTATAGAAAAAGCACAACAAGGTGGTTATGATATCGGTGCATATGATTACGGATCAGGCACAGGGTATGATTGGTATAGTTTAATAGCTCAATCATCAAACGGTTTTGATAGTTATTACTATGATTTAGTAAAATACGATATTAGTGTACCAACAAAAGTTCCTAGGAAGCTCAACAGATATTTTGAGTTTACTGTTGATTTAACAGACGGTGAATTTGTTATTCCTAGAACATTCCGTATATTTGTTGTAGGTGACGATTTCTTTACATCAGATGTGACATTGATGCAAGCGGGTACAGGCACATTTACAGCAGATGTTAGTAAACTAAGAGCGCCTGTTTGGCTTACTCCAAGTGACTTTGGGTATAGACGAGCAAATAACTATGTGTCTTTGCCTCTGCAAGTAATCAACAATGCTACTCTAGAAGGGTTAGTTTGGTATAGGTTAGAGGAAATAAACGACGACGGTACTGACAGTTTACTTCCTCCTGGATTAGGATTAGATTTTAGAAATGGTTATATCGTTGGCAGAACTCCGTTTCAACCAAGTGTGACAAAAACTTATAAATTTACTGTAACTGCTACACGAGTAAGTTTCGACTCCGAACGTGTAGAACTCCAGCAATACGCTTATGAAGATATAGCAAAAAACGCCGCTACTATAAAGATTAGCAAAACAGAAAAAATTACCGAGTTAGATCTAATAGGCAGAACTTTTACAGTTCTTGGATTTACCTATAAAATACTAAATGCCGATTTTAGTAATTCATTATATGATGAAATAACTTTGACTTTCGGAACAAAAACTGCTATACCTAAAGGAACAGAAATAAATTTAGGTATATTTGATCTTACAGAAGCAGAAGAAGCAAAATCTACTAAGACTTTCACTGTAAAGCTTTTAGGAGAAGTAGAAAGTGAAATTACATGGGTTACTGATGCAGACTTAGGGTCTATAGGTGCAAACTACGTAAGTGTTAAAAAAGTAGTTGCAACGTCATCAGTTACAAATGCAAACGTATTTTATACCTTAACATCGGGAAGTCTTCCACCTGGGATGCGTTTAAACTTTGACGGAGAGTTATTAGGAACTGTAAAAAGTTTTGGAAATGTAAATGAACAAGGACTTACAGTTTTTGATTCAAGCAGCACAAAATTTGATAACAATACCACTCGACTAGATAGAGAATTCAACTTTACAGTTACAGCAAAAGATCATTTTGGTTACAGTCTTAAGACACGGACTTTCAAAATAAAAGTAGCTGACCCTAATGATAAAGAATTTAGTAATCTTTTTATCAAACCTAGTTTAACTAGATCAAAACGTGATAAGTTTAGAAATATAATAAACGATCCTCAAATATTTAAACCAGAATGGCTGTTTAGGCCTAGTGATACAAATTTTGGCATACAAGACGATCCAAAAGTATTGCTCTATAGTGGCATTGAAACAAAAAATATGCAACACTATATTGCAGCAACTAATCTTTACGGAAAACGTAAAACGTATCAAATAGGCCAGTTAAAAACAGCGGTTGCTAAAGAATTAGGTACACAAAATATTGTATACGAAGTTGTTTATCTTGACGTAATTGATCCTAGTAATAGTACAACTAAATCAAAGACTAGAAAAACATATTTACATAATGACAACACACCTCTAGTCGTCAATAGTGCACACTACGATAATGAGGATGAATTGTATGATAGTGAGCCATACCATGTGGTAATAGGCACTCGCGAGCAAGGCGATATAATATTTGACTTTCGTGTAAATTTAACTGTGGAAACTAGAGAAAATGAAATTTTAGAATGGATTCTTGCAAATAAATTGTACGTAGGCAGTAATCTTGGTAATAATCTAGAAGTAGAAATTTCAAAAGTAGGAGCTGCGACTCACTATAAAATACGACCGACAAATCCAAATGTAGTCACTGCAGACTTTGATTTATACACTGTGGACAGCATTATTAAAAATAAGAAAACAATTGCAAGTATAGATAACCTTCGTGATGAAATTAAAAAAATAGGCGAAACCGAAAAAGACTTTTTGCCATTATGGATGCAAACTCCGCAAGATTCTATTGCAGAAATAGGATATGTGCCTGCTCTAGTATTATGCTATTGTAAACCAGGAACAAGTTCAAAAGTTATTGAAAAAATAAATAGTTCTAATACTAACTTTAAGGAATTTGAACTGGATGCTGATAGGCTGATTATAGATAATGCAGAAAACAATGCAAATGATCAATATATTGTGTTCCAGGATAAAGAATACGTAGTTTAATGCAAACTGAAATCGAAGAATGGATACTGAATTTTGTATCTGTAAAAAGTAAAAAATTAGATGCAATTCCCTGTCCGTTTGCAAAAAAAGCCTTGTTGAAAAAGTCAATTAGGTATGTAGATTGCAATTCACAAAGTCTTACTGAAGAATTCGCTAGGTTAAAAGATAGCTGGGATGATAGCTTTGAAGTTGTAGCTTGTTTTGCTAACCAAGACCAGTTTACTGTATCTGAATTACAACAAATTGTAGATCAGTTTAATCAAGAATGCAAAGACAACGAAATTGATCTTGTTGCTTTAGAAGATCATCCTAAAGATGCAGAAATAATTAATGGTGAAACAATGAATTTTGGAAAAGCGATTCTTGTTTTATTGCAGCGTGCATCTAAACTATCAGAAGCAAGTAAAATATTAAAAGACCAAGGCTATTACAAAAACTGGAGTAATGAAAATTATCAAAGCGTTGTAGCATGGAGAGATAGTTGAATGAACTAATATATTCTAGAATAAATTTATCTAAAACTAACTATGAACTTTTACCAAATGCAAAAATGCTAGACTCACCGCCAATTGACAATCTTAATCAAATTTACAAAGATTATTGTGTTTACAAACAATTTAAAAGTGTTATGCCTATTTTTGATAGTGATTATAATGCGTGTGATGTAATTGGATATTTTGATAGTGACAGATTGGTTGCCTTTAGCTTAATACATTTATTCGATGACGAGCATGCTGAATCATTACAATTTGCGTGGGACTATAAAAATCCAAAACTTAGGTTAGGTTATGCAAGTTTACAACACGAGTGCAGATATTACAAAGACAAAGGATATAAATTCTTGTACCTAGGATTAGCTGATAAGTATAAAGAAAAATTAGACGGATTTGAAATTCTAGGACCACTTCCATAATGGACGTTTATACAATTTATGCTGACCACAGTGAAGATACAAATGCACATGAGTTTGTAAGACTTATGAAAAAGTTTCTTGATAAAATGGTAAAGCTTCGACGCATGGAAACTTATCGTATCACAAGGATGAAGCTAGGATTTAGATCCATGGATCTACCTGAATTTAGAATTGACATGGAATTCAGTAACATGCAGCAGTTAGATGATGCAATGACTAGCGTTATTCGTAATGAAGAAAATATCGAAGGTGAACATGTAGGTTTTAACCATTTAGTAGACATAGAAACAATACAACATTTTTTATACAGAGACTTTCCAGATGACATATAGAATAGATAAAGTAAACAGTTACAACGGCTGGGATCCATTAAAGCAAGTTGTACTAGGCGATTGCTACCCCCCAGAGTTTTTTGAGGATATGAAAGATCATAAACTTCGTGATCTTATGCAAAGACTAGTAAGCGAAACTAGGGAAGATCTTGATAATATACAAAAAACTTTAGAAGACTTTGGCGTTGATGTTGTTCGCTTAGATCCACTTTATAATATGCGACAAGAAATTGGTTCGCCTACTACAATTATGGAATGGTTCGAAAATCGACATAGAGTAACATTCGGACAAGTTCCAAAACCTCCTATCACTCCGCGAGATCAATTTTTAGTTATGGGAGATAAATTTTACGTTACATCTGCCGATCATTACTATTTAGAACTAGCACACACTATGTTCGAAACCAATACTAGAGATGTTCTTGTCAATCCTAATATCACTGACTCCAGCTTAGTTGATGCTGCAAGATTACAATACGACGGTCTAGCTAGAGGTGAAAAAGTTGGCCCTGTTGGACCTATTGCACAAAGTGACGATCAAGTAAGAAACCAAATTTTTGGCGAATTTAGACGACACCCATGGAACGGTATTAAGCCTTTTCAAACATGGGAAGAATGTTTGGAATTTTGGGACACAGCGGATCCTACAAATAACGACCATCATTATTTTTTACAATTAATCAGTAAAGTAAGCCATAGTAGTTTTGCTCCATGTGTTACTCGAGTAGGAGATAAAATTATATGCGATATACAAGATTTTAAATCTATTGACAAGGTTATGACTAAATTTACAGAATTCCAGCAAGTAACTGCGGCAATTGGTGGTCATAATGACGGTAGTATAAACTTACCTAGGCCAGGCTTGCTAATCTGTGCCCCGTGGGAAGATCCTGATTTTTATAAAACCACATTCCCGGGATGGGATATAGTTCAAATTGATCATACAGGACAAATGCAACATGATTGGGGAAGTTGGAAAAATGATAAAGCTGAAACACAAGGTAGATGGTGGAGTCCATTTAACAAAGAAAATCCTGAAATAATTGACTTTGTTGATAGTTGGTTAAATGAGTGGGTTGGATATGCTGAAGAGACACTTTTCGAAGTCAACATGCTCAGTGTCAATCCAGAAACTATTTTATCTTTGAATTACCAAAAAGATGTGCACAACGCACTTGAAAAACACGGCGTAGAGCCAATATACTGTAGATTTAGACATAGAAATTTTTGGGATGGCGGTTTACATTGTTTAACACTTGATACTGTTCGCGAAGGCGGCATGCAAAATTATTTTTAGTATAAATAGTATATATTGAGGAATTAGAAATGGCAAGTAGTATTACAGCTGACAATATAGATGCTAACTATCCAGTAGCAGGTCAAGACAATAATAGTCAAGGTTTTAGAGATAACTTTAATTTGATCAAAAACAGTCTTGTAGCTGCAAAAAGCGAAATAGAATCACTGCAAACTAACACTGCAAAACTAAACGCAGATAATGATTTTAACGGTGTAAAAATTGCTAACACTAGATTAGAAAACTGGACACAATCTGTATATTCATACGGTTCTGTAGCAGGTGATTTAGAAGTTGATTGGGCTAATGCGCCATATCAAACTATACAAGCTTCTGCAAATATTACACTTACTTTGAGTAATTGGCCTGCTAGTTCTAAGTATGCAAAAATGTTATTGCAACTCACTAGCGACGGATCATCAAGGACCTTATCTTGGATAGTTGCTAACGGCGGAACACTGAAAGTAGATACAAGTTGGCCTAGTTCGTTTACTGTAAGTAGCACAAATGATCCTGTATTTGTTGAATTATGGACAACAAACGGCGGTGTAACTGTGTTTGGCAAGTATTTGGGCTTATATGATACACCATGATACTAGGTAATCTCAGTGATTTATCTGAAAAAGAAATTCTCGAAAAAATAGACGACTTGTCTAGAAAATACTTTATTGCAGGTGCTAATCAACAATTACAAGAGCAAATTGCTAGTGCAATTGACTTATTTAAAATTGAATTAGAAGAACGTAAATTTAAAAATAAACCAGATCAAGGCAATAATGATCTTGACAATTTAATCAATATAGATTAAAATAATACATGCTTATGAAAACAGATCATCTAGGTGTACCTCGTTTCACCAATCAAAATCTTATCGATATGATTTACAGTGGCAATGCTAACAAATGCCATGTTGTTTTATGCGAACCAAGTGACGAAGTAGATAAGTTTAACACTGCTATGGAAACACAAGGTCTTGATAAGTTACAAAAATATATTCCTTTAGATGTAGACAAAACACAGTTTGATGCAGTGTGTCAATCAGAATGGTTAATGCCTGATACATATAAACAACTAGATGTAGTTCAATGGCTTTATGATGCACAGTATCTTAGACATCATAATGAAAAAAGAATAAGACGAATAAAAGACGAATTGAGAGAATATGAAAAACATGGTATGTATGATCTGTTAAGATATTTGATTTATCTAGTAGACTTCATGCGAGAAAATAACATTGTATGGGGCGTAGGGCGAGGTAGCTCTGTAGCTAGTTACGTGCTATATTTAATAGGTATACACAAAGTAGATAGCTTTAAATATAATTTAGACTACAAAGAATTTTTAAGATAAGTAATACACGGGATTAGATATGAGTAAAAAATACATTAGTACAAAAACATATAGACAAATTGCACCTTGTGCATACCGCCAATGGCGAGCAGATAGTCATTGTAATCTAGTACATGGCTATGCATTTTCTTTTCATTTTGAATTTGAAACAGATGATCTAGATGCTCGTAATTGGGTTGTGGATTTTGGCGGTTTACGACCGCTAAAAGATAAACTTGAAGACTGGTTTGATCACACACTGCTAGTTGCAGAGGATGATCCGCAACGTGAACATCTACTTAAACTAGGTGAACTTGGCCTTGCAAAGATTACAGAAGTTGAAAAAACCGGGTGTGAAGGTATTGCTGATTTCTTGTATGAATACATCAACACTATATTCTTACCAAGTTGGGAACCCGGAGAACGTGTTTGGTGTTCTAAAGTAGAAGTTCGCGAAACAGATGCTAACATGAGTATGCGTGTTGGTCATAGAGAAGACAACGAGTTTGACTAAGGAGAGTTAAATGGTACAAAAGAATCCAGGTAGAAAACAACATCGAACTATGCGTGGCAAGTTAGTAGACATGGATATGCTGCGTAAGAAAAATGAGTTAACTCCAGCAGTAGGAAACATGAACGTTAATGCTAGAGGTGACGAAATAGGTCCAGGCGGAAAAATTGTTCGTACTAGAGAAGAAGTGTTAGCTGAGTATTACAAAAACAATGATGCAGTAATTGCAGATCCAGGGCCGCAAGAGGACTAATATGAAAAAGTTTAAATCTAAAGTGAGAGCCATTGGTAATAAAGTTCTTGTTTCGGACATGGATTTTGGCGATCAAAAAACCAAAGGTGGTTTGATTATATCTAGTGATGATGGCAAAACCCGCGGCGTTCACGCTCGTTGGGGACGTGTATTTGACAAAGGTCCTCGTAATACTGACGAGTATGACATCGGTGACTGGGTCCTTATAGAACACGGCCGCTGGACTAGGGGTGTGGACTTCGAAACAGATGATTTTACTGGCACTATTCGCATGGTTGATAATGCAGCAGTCTTAGGGTACAGTGAAACAAAACCTGATGACGTAATATTTGGTAATGAGTATAATGACGGAGATCACATGACCGTAGACCCAAGTGATTTTATACAAAAATGAGAATATTTAATAAAAAGAAACCTAAACAGGTAGTAAAAAAAGCAAGAGAATTTTCACCATATGAGCGTAAAAATGGTGAGAAAATGTCCGACATTGAAAAAATGGATCAAGGATTTAACGGTTCAACATACACAGTTAATGGTATTGATATTGACTTTTCATGAATAAGGTCACTGCGCACAAACAAAAAGTTTTGGAAATGAACCAAGACTTATGGCAAACAAGTGTGCAGCGACCCTGCTTCATCGACACTGGATTAGTTTATCCTCCAGGTGCTGGCGGGAATTTTTTACTAAGCTGTTTACAATCTGATTGTCAAGTAAGTGCTTCTAGCGCTAACGAATATTTTTACCCAGACAGTGTGCAATCTCCGCTAGATGTTTATCCTACAGCTACAGATACTTTTTTAGATAAAGATTGGTCAGATAGACAATATGTAGAATCAGTTGTAAATTTGTATAATAACAAATATGTCAATAATGTACAGAACAAAAACAAATTTTACTTACATCATTTTTTTCCTACAATTCTAAGCATGACTTGTAATTTACATATTGATGATCTTATTGTTGTTAATGAATCTAGGTATACATTTATGTTGACTAATTTAATAAAAGAATTAAAACTTTTTGCCACAAGGGATTTTAACAGTCCACATGCAATAGAAGAAATTTTTTATCATAATTGGCCCGAAGTAAAACAACTTGATCAGTTTGGGGGGTTCGAAGCTGGTACTTGGAATCTTGCATATATTAGTTTAAATGAATTATTACCGTCTATACAATATAATAGCACAATACACTGGAGATATATACTACATACTCAAATTTACAAACAGTATGTTAATAAAAAAACTGCAAAGAAATTTCTACAGGAATTTTTTAATACATACTTTCACCTTATACAACATTATGCAAAACATCTCAACCATGACTATTATCAAGCAAGTTTAGAAGATGCAGCAACTTACACACGAAATTTACACTTGTACGAGTACGATGAACTATTTTTTGATTTAAAGATACCAGACAAATTTTTTAGCTTTTGGAAAACAAAGGATACCAAAAAACAACAAAAATATAATTATAGGAAAAAAGTAGCAGAGTATAGTAATAGAACATTGGCTCAAATCAAAGAAATCATGCCCTTTATTACAAATAGGCATTACAAAAGAGTGATGAATAAATTAATTCAGCATTTACAAAAAAAACTATACACCGCATGTACTGAACATCATATTAAACTAGTTGACATAACTAGAAATACATAGTAGTATAAATTTTTAACAGGATGTGAATAATGACTAATATTGTTGATTTAAACAAGTATAAAGAGTTTGTAGATGCTGTAACCAGCAACGAATCTAAGTCTGTTGTACAAATGTACAATCGTATGGTTGATATGGACACAGGCGTTAACGGTGCTGAAGTAAACAGTGCACGCCTTCTTACTGGTGCTATCGGACTTGCAAGCGAAGCAGGTGAGTTTGCTGAGATTGTAAAGAAAATGATCTTCCAAGGTAAGCCATGTGACGAAGAAACTATTTTCCATATGAAACGTGAGCTTGGTGATATTATGTGGTATTGGATCAACGCTGTAAATGCAATCGGCGAAGATCCTAACGAAGTAATAGCAGAAAATGTAAAGAAACTAGAAGCACGTTATCCAGGTGGAGAATTTGACGCATTTTACAGTGAGAATCGTAAAGACGGCGACTTATAGTGAACAACTACAAATTAAGAGATAAGTTTGATCGTAAAGCAAGCCCATGGAATAAATTTATCCGTGCATGTGCTGAATCTATGAAAAACAATAATCTTGATTTGTTTTTGCTGACAAATGATAAATTAAAAGTCAAAACATGGATGCAGGATTTTGTTAGCACAGAACATATCTTACCTCCTTTAGTTATAGACAAAGATCCTGCTGTAGTTTTTGAAAAAACCAAAATTCCTAATTTTTATCTCAAATGTAATTTATATTCAGGATTAAATGCTAGGATTCAAGACGGGAAGTTTTGCTTAGGACGTACTACAGATGCAACCGATTATAATGGATATTCTAAGTTTAAAAATGATCTGCTAACTTTATATCAAAAGGAAAGTTTTGGTTTATACGAATATCAAAAATGCGGCACTCCTTTGTATTTTAGCGAATCTGCTTTAAATGATATTGTAGATTATAAACACTTTTTTATCTATGGAGATCATTTTATGACTCAAACTGTGTATAATATAGAACAAGGTACTCCTAATATAAAAGAAGCAATGGTCTGGCCTGATGGAAGTCCTGTTGGAGCCCAACTGGTCAATGCAATTAGCCAAGCCTTTGTAAAACCAAAATCATGGAATCAACAAATTGCGGTTTGCAAACCAATAGCAAAGTATTTTGACTTTATACGTATTGATGTAATCACACAAGAAGACAGTGATAAGTTTTATATAGCAGAAATAGAACCATTGCCACGACGTGGTAACTACAAAGCAAAAGACATAATGAAAATCATAAATCCAAAACTGCAAAAAGATTATGGCATTATATGAGCGGTCAACGTAGATTTTTAAAATTATGGGCAAGAACTGTAGGAATGCCAATAGGCTTAAATGATGAAGATAAACCTGAATTCTTGCCAATTCCTCAAAAAGATGTAATAAGAGCTTTAGCATTTAGAACATTTTGGATTGTGTTACATATTGTGACATGTTTTGCTATTATTGCAGGGAATGGAAGAGTGTTGGGCTTTTGGTAGAACGTATAAAACTTTTCTTTGCATGGTATAAACTATTGCTTTCTAAGAAATATCATGCTATAACTAGTATACAAGATGCGTGGTATAACTCTGCGTATTACACACTTGATGGAAAATATAAAGAATCATATGTTCAAAAACAGAAAAGAATACACTGAATGGGCCCTCGATTTACTTGACAAGTATGGCGTTAAAGATCCCAGCACTTACAGCGCAGCTGAAATAAAGCACTACAATCCAAATATTCCTGAATCGTTTATTGATGATTACACAGGAAACACAAATAACTACGACACTTATAAAGTTAATATCAAAAGGTAATTGAATAATGAAAGAACTTTGGGTAGAGAAGTATAGGCCGAAAACTGTAGACGGTTATGTATTTAGAGATGATGCACAGCGTAATCAAGTAAACACTTGGATTAAAGAACAGACTATTCCGCATTTGCTGTTCAGCGGTAATGCAGGAATCGGTAAAACAACTCTAGCAAAGCTGTTGTTTAACGAGCTTGACATTAATCCGCTTGACGTACTTGAGATTAACGCAAGTCGCACTAACTCTGTAGACGATGTTCGTGATAAAATTGTAAACTTTGTGCAAATGATTCCTTTTGGGGATTTTAAAGTTGTGTTGTTAGACGAAGCTGACTATTTGTCTCCAAACGCACAAGCAGCGCTTCGTGGTGTAATGGAAGAGTATCACAGTACCGCACGTTTTATTCTAACGTGTAACTATCCAAACAAAATTATTCCTGCTATTCATTCACGTTGTCAGGGCTTTCACATTGCTAAGATCGATCAAACAGAGTTTACTGCTCGTATTGCAGAGATTTTGATTACAGAAGGTATTACGCCAGACTTAGACACACTTGATACATTTGTAAAAGCAACATATCCCGACTTGCGCAAGTGTATTAACATGGTACAGCAAAATGTAGTAGACGGTGCACTAGTAATGCCGCAGCAAGGTGACAGTGGAGAAACTGATTGGAAACTTGACATGGTCGAGTTGTTCAAAGCAGGCAAGATCCAAGAAGCTCGTAAACTGCTGTGTGGATCAGTGCGAGCAGAAGAAATGGAAGAAATTTATCGTTGGCTGTATGATAATATAGAGCTGTTCGGAAACGA